TGTAGAGTATGTTACTGGTACAAATAAAAATGTTTTAGCTACAAAATCTAAAGTATGAATTATAATTCTTTTTTCATCATATCCATTTTCATAGTTATCTGTAAAGTTTATATTTTCAAGAATCATAGGAACATCTCTCTTCTCACCTATTGCTGATACTAAATCTAATGTTATATTGAATGATGGTTGAAAGAATGGGAGTATTTGTTCTATAATTTGCAGCGAATCATCATTATATTGAGACATTATCGAAAGTTGTATGCCTAAGTTATAAGGAACAGGCATGAAAAGTTTATTTGGTATTTTATTATCTGCAGAATTTAGTGCTTTAAATGTTTGCATAGCAGAAACTTTTCTACTGTTGTCATATTTAATTGTTTTTAATTCAAAAGCCATTCTTGGAAGAGTTATTGCAACTCTTTTTCTTAAATCTGGTTTTTGTTCTAATCTTGCTATAAACTTTTCTGTAGGTCCATATGCAATAGGAACTTTTATAATACTATAGTCGGTGGCATCTTGTAGTTTATGTTTAATATCAATACTATTAAATAAAGTACCAAAAGCAATAATCGTTTTACGAATTATTTCGTGATAATAGTATTGTCCTAGCATAATAATAACCTTTTATTAATTATTTAGAGTTAATAATCCCCAAAGGGGTTGTCCTGACTAAAATCTATAATTTCATCTGCTTCATCTTCGATGGAAATATTTTCTGCATATGTATCTGTTTCGTCTTGTTTATCAATTGAATATATAACATAACTTGCAGTTGACCCTCCATTTGTTGTTCCCATACCAACAATAGTTTCTCCAGGAGTAAAACTACCATTTACTATTTTGAGTTTAAGAACTCTTGTGTCATAGTCCCAATCATTTACATGTGCAGTTGTCCCGGTAGAAACACCTCTTACGATTTCATTAAATGCATAACTTCCGGTAGAAATTCCAGAAGGAGACGATAACGTAATTGTTGGTATTTGTGTATATCCAACTCCAGCATTTATATAACGAATTGAAGTCACAATACCAGAAGAGTTGATATATGCCTCTGCAGTTGCAGATACACCCCCAGATGGAGCAGTTGATATGGAAACAACAGGAGAAGAAGAATAACCAAATCCAGAATCTGTAATAGTAAATGGACCAATAGAACCACTTTGAAGAACCGCAGTAGCAATTCCACCAGATCCACTATTACTTTTGATAGTAACTATTGGTACTGTTGTATATCCCATTCCTGGACTTATAATTAAAATTCTATCAATTGAACTGCCCATTTGTCCAGAACGATGTGTCATGATTGCTACTGCAGTAGCAGTTGAACCTCCCGTTGGTGCTCTAGAAATTGATACAATAGGTACTGTCAAATAACCAGTTCCGTCATTTACTAAATCAATTCTTCCTATAGAACTTCCTCCAATTACAGAAAGATCGGATGCAAGTGAAACAGATGCAGTCGCAGTCCTTGCACTTGCTGAAGTCATTTGTATTGTTTGAATATAACCAAAGTCTTGAACAGATTTATCAACTTCTTCAAGTGAAGTGTTAATATCTTCGTCCATTTCATAATCCATTACTTCACATCTTAACTCATAAATATACAAATTATTTAATTGATAGAAAGGTTTTTTTCCCTCTACATATTTAATTTCAAATATTGTATTGTCCAAAGGAAGGTAAATTAAATCACCTTCTTCTGGTCTTGTTGATAACTCAATATTGGGATCACTAGAAAGAAATGGAGCAATAAAGTCTTCATATCTTTCTTTTGATATTGCAAAAGATACCTCATCTGTAGTTTTTACACCAAATTTCGACAAAATATCACCTTGACCACCAAATCCTTCATAATTGATCAAATACGCTTCAAGTCTAAATGCATCATCAAATTTAGATACTGTTATTTCTTTTAATATTGTTTTTTTATTGAAAATTTTTCTAGGTAAATATACAACATCTTGTCCATACATTCTCAATTGTTCATTAATTAAATTTTGTACTAATCTTTGTTCACTAGCAGAACCTTGTAGAAAATATGGATTGAGTGGAGACATATTATTAACCTATCATATCCATTGGGGGTAATTCGTATTCTGTCTTTAACTGGTGTTCGGTCTCTTCTATCTCTTTGACTGCATCATCGAAAAGTTGTCTTCCATTTAGTTGAACACCACCAGGAAGTAATACACCCTGGAATTTAATCATATTTTGACCCCATTGTTTTTTAATTATTGCAGTTAAATATTTTTTAAGCCACCAATCATTATATACACTTGATGCATCTGCTGGATTTACTAGTCTGTAACAATCAAATATAAGATAATTATTTGGTCCCATTTGGCTCCAATCAATATCTAAATATAATCTATGATTTTTTTTATTAAATCTAGTTTGAATGTCTGGAGTAATAATTCTACTTAAATCTTCCAAATATGTTTTGACCATTGCATAATTTAAAATATCAAGTGCTCCATAATAATATAAATCATTTAAAAATAATTGATATTTAATATTAAATAAACCACCAGAAATTGTACTGGAGTCTACCTTGAATACATTATTTACACCAATTACATGATCGGGAAGTTGTATGAAGTTATTAGATTCTGTATAAGAAACAGTAGTAATTCCAACATTGGAAGATGCAGTTGAAGTTGTGACTCCTGTTCTTATAGAATCTAATTGACTTTGTGATAACTGATGTTTTAAGAATACTTTTTCAATTCCATCATAATGTCTTTCATTAAAATATTGAATTGCATCATCAACTAAATCATCAATTTGATCATCATCTACGTTAATTTCTATTACCGGATATCCAAGTTTTCTTAAACAATAATCTATTAAACCTTGACGTGATGATGGTTGAGCCATTGTTAGAAACCTGCCTCTTCGTATTTATCTTCTTCTTTTAACTTTTTTGTTTTATTTTTAATCAAATCGTCATATTTTTTTTGAAGTTCCAAATTTGCAATTAGAAGTTTATTTTTTTCATCTTCATAATCTTGAACTAAAGATTGCATTTTTGCTTCCAAAAGAATATTCTGATTTAGTAGATTTGAAATTTTTTGTGTGTATACATTTATTAAAATATTCACATCAACATCATTATTCATAATTAGAATTGACCTCCATCTATAGTGTCAGTCCAAACAGGAACATTTGAAGCATTTGTGGTCAAAATATAATTTGAAGTACTTGCATAACCAACTTCTGGAGATGTAGTACTTGTAAGTTTTCCATTTGAATCAAAATATGCAGATCCTCTGGTACTAATGCCAGAAGATGTAAAATTAAGATATAAAGCTCCAATATCAAGAGTACCCTTAGTTCCTGATACTACGCTATTTGTAAATGTAGCATCAGGAATAAAAGTAAGGTAACCAGTAGAATCTTTGTAACCAAAGAAACCTTTTTTATAATTTGCAATACCAGAACTTGTATTGTATTCAAAAGAAATACCACGATCAGTATTTGTATCATAATAATGTTGTACTGTTAACTGCGTAGTCGTTGTAATTCCAGAAGTTGTGGTTCCAGAAATTGTAATAACTTTAGAGGTAGAATTATATGCCGTAACAGTTCTATCGGCAGTCGTTACTGGAAGTCCATTTGGACCAGAAATAATATCGCCGGTATTGATACCAACAACTGAATCTAATGTAATTGTACTCACACCAGAAGCAACAGTGCCCATAATGGTCCTGATGCTTGTAATATCCCCAAGATTGAATATTACTTCATTTGCACTTACAGTGCTTGAATTTACTGTAGTTGTAGTTCCATCTACTTGCAAATCACCTTTAATAACAACAGTGCCCTGATTGCTTAATCCATCTGGATATGGGTCAATATAAAGAGTATTTCCTCCACCGGATTTAGTAGAAATTACATTCGAACTAATTCCAATATTATCAATTATTGCTCCACCGATATTAGTAAATACGCCAGAGTGTGTAATTGATCCAGTAAATGTACTAACTCCGATTACAGTAAGTATATCACTACCAGAGTCACCTAAATTTGTATTTCCTTGTACTATCAGATTACCAGTAAGAGTCTGATTTGCTGTTACGTTTAAACTACCACCAATATAAACATTACTTGCAATTCCAACTCCTCCAGATACAACTAAAGCACCAGTTGTAGTTGAACTTGAAGTTGTTGTTCCATTAATTCTTACATCACTTGCAAAAGTACCAAATCCTGCCTTAGATACGACAAATTTTGATACGCCACCTACTTGGAAATCAACTAGTTTTGAAGAACTAGCAGATTGAGTATCTGTTATGTTTACTCTTAGACCAGTAAAATCTATTCCAGAGTTATTCCAGGTACTTGTGGCATTTAAAACTGGATAATCTGAAGATAAAATACCTTGGGTTACTGATGTAGATCCATTTGTACTATCAACTACAAATCTATTTGTAGATCCGTCAGTAATATTAAAATTTTGTGCAGTACCGCCAGTGAATATTAAATCTCCTGTACCATTTGGATCAATATAAATATCACCATTTGAATTTGTAGATGAAACTGTATTTCCATCAATTGTAATATTATCTACATTCCATTGATCAACTTTACGATTTTGATCTAGAATAGGAACAAAACCATTTGCTGGAGTTGTTGGGTTTGCTTGCCCAGAGACTAAACCAGGAGCAATACTTAGAAGATCTGTATAATATCTACCACCAACTATTTGTGGATTTGAAGAATTGTCACCAGCAAATAATCTTCCTCCAAAGTTTCCATTGGTTCCTACACCAACTGTAAGACCAAGTTCTCCAAAATTTAAACTACCTGGAGATACAGTTCCTGTGGATCTTTTGACTCTGATTATGCTTGCCATTAAAAGCTACCTCCGTTGATGTCCAAATTTTGAGTATTACCTGGTGTTAATGATAAAGTTGCTTCCCATTTTGATATTGAAGCATTATATACTAAAACCATACCGTCCGATAAAGATGTAATACTTACATCGGACAGACCTGCCAAACTACCCCCGGTATTACCAAAGGTTGAAAGAACTTTAATGGCATTTTCGGAACCCAATCTTACCTTGATGTCAGCCATTTTTCTTATGCGGTGGTGACTTCAAAATATTCACATATATTATTTTTTATGTCAGCAACATAAAAATCCATTAGATAAACACTTTATAGTATCCTGAATATATTTATACTTCCTTTGATATTACCTGTTTCAACAGATTTTTAATTTCATTAATATCATTCTTTAGTATTTCAACATCTTCAAATAATTGTGCTGATTTTTCAATTTCTTTTATCTTTTTTTCTTTTTCAATTAAAAAATTCTCATAATCACTATTTGAATAATTTATGATAGCATTAGTCTTTTCATCTCTAAATAAAAACTTATGATCTTTTACTGGTATCATGATTTGGATGCAATGACTCTTAGATCTTTAATTCTTGGATATAATGCTTGATTTGATCCAGACATTAAAATTTTAATTTGGAATCCATTAAATGGTGGAAGATTTTCCGCATTGAACTCATAACTTCCAAAATCAGAACTGTTTGTGGAAGGAATAACAAATTTGTCCGATCTGCCACTATTATTTTTTGGATCAATTACAAAACCATTATTATCTAAATTGTCATATCCGGGGAATAACTCAAAAAATTGTTGTTGAAATGTGGAATCAGATCTTAATAATCTATACATAACTCTTATGTCGCTAGATGAATCTCTATATGCATCAAATAATACTTTCATACTATCTGATGATTGCTTTAGATTTATTATTTTAGAAACATATATTGCAGCATGTGGATCATCAAACAGACTATTTACTCTCGGATCCTTGGAATAATCTGTAACTGGATCATTTAATCTAGTCATTACTGTAATTACATTAACTCTATCGAGATCAATCATTGGAGAAACTTTTGGATCTCCAGTAGAAAATTGGACCTCTAATGTGAAAGATTTATTTCCAGGATAAGCAGAGAGATAAGTTTTTTCATTTACTTCTGATGCAATAATTCTTGGTGAAGATAATACATGATCGGAAGTTAAAGATATATCTTCAAATCCTTGATCAACATATGAAATCTCATTTCCACCAACACTACTACCAGAGAATGTTCTAATTCTACAACTTAAAGAACCTGTTGGTGGTATTAGTGTTTGAATGTTTGGTTTTATTATATTAAATGGTATATTTTGTGTTGCTTTTGGTCCTTTAGAATTTGAAGAAGTTGGAAGAATCGTTTGATATGAACCACCAGATTTTGTTTCATTGAAATATAATGCTGGATATGCATTCCCATTTCCTGTGCTTCTATCCGTTCCGTCTGCGGTTGGATTTAATTCAATACTATATTCATCCAAATCTATCGAATAAGAATTGGAGATTGTATGTGTTTTATTAATTCTTTTTAAAGAAACACCATTTAATTCATATTTTGATACAATTTCATTTGAATTATATGAACTAGGTACAGATCCTCTTGAAATGCCTGTTAGTGTTTTTGTGGATGTATTTAATCCAGTGTATCCAATAATTTCATCTTTAATAAGTATGTAACCAGTATTTGCAACACTTACGGAAATATTTTCAAAATTATTAAAAATACTTACATCAGTCAAAGTCATTGCACTAGTAGAAGATGCACTATAATCTGCTGCTAATCTTACCGGAGAAATATCGGATTCTATTCCACTTAAAGATACTTTATTTTGAGTAGAATACATTCCATGATTGTTATGATTTACTTTAAACTTCAATCCACTTGAAATTGAATTTACTGATGATGCATTTCCACCGAGAATTGTTGTAATACCTGTAGTTGAAGTGTATTGAATGTACTTAGTGGTATCAGTAGTATCAATTGTTCCTTGAACATTATCGACTATTAATGCATTTACTGATGTAATGATGCCAGCATTATTTGGAACTGTCAATAGTAGATTTTTACCCAACCCTCCTGTACTCGTTGAAGTAATACTGAGAACATCGCCAATCCCGTAACCAATACCAGAAATTGTGACTGTTGCTGCAATTGCAACTCCTCCACTTACAGATAAGTTTGCCTTTGCACCTATACCATTACCAGTTATAGTAAGTAGATTTACGTTAGAATATGTTATTGATCCGTTTGTATATCCAACACCAGAATTAGTTATTGTTAAAGTACCTGTAAATCCTGTACAAATTCCTCCCAATACTTTGGTTAAATTTGCAGAAAATGTTGAATTATTTTTTTGACTAATATTAACTCCTTTCACTAACTGTACTTGATCTTGATATTTGATACTTGTTCCAATTCCAACTAAAGTATTATTTGAATACATTTGAATTGGATTTTGTCTTAGAGATACAATTTGATTGTTACCTATACCCAAAGTTGGATTATAAAATCTTATATTTGAAGAATTTGTAATAAAATCTGCACGATATAAAGTGAATTTCAAATCTTCATATTGACTTGCATCCCAAGTTGCCCCATTTTGCGACTTAAATAGTGAACCTAAAAGTGGTTGTTGCGAAACAATAACTCGTTCTGATTCCGATTTAGATAAAGTAGATACTTCAGGCTCTCCCATTCTAGAAATCCAAACATTATATTGATCAGATGCAGAAAGCAAAACAATTGAATATGCATTTGCAGTTTCAAGATAAACTGGTGATGGGAAAGTAAATGTTGTAGGTATTGATCCATCTTCAGAGATTGAAACTTGACTTGGTTCCAAAACAACCTCACCAAAAGGAAGAATTGTTTGTGTTGGTAATCCAGTAGTCATTGTTCTCACTTGGAGAGTTACTGGAATGTTATTTGTGGATTTTGATCTGAAGAATATATCACATTTTGTAATAAAAACTCCATTTGCATCAGCAACTTCAAATGATTGCGCCAATGGATCTACCCATCTACTATTAGTTACCGTTCTATTTGTAAAAGATGTATCTGCAACGATTCTTGTATCAGTTTCAGTTGTTTGTCTGTTATCTGTTTTTGCATTTCTTGAGATATCTGCATTTCTTATTCTTAATGTAGTTGCCTCAACATTGTCTAATGTTCCATTTGATGTAAAATTAGATTCTGCAGAACTTTCAGAAAATCCAGATATTGTGGAATTTACTTCACTTGTAGTTAATTTAATTGTTTTTGTTCCAGTCGTAAATGTTGGTGTCGATGGAACAGTTGGATCCGGAATAAAGAACGATCCAATAAATGTTCCTGCACTATCACTAATCAACCTTATGTCTTTTATGTTACATATTGCGCCACTACTTTGTCCAACAAGACGCATTCCAGAAACAGCTTGCCCATAAAATCCTGATGATGATTGAATTTCTAAACTTGCAGTATCAATATTCAAAAGTGATGTTGTTGATGAATATTGGGATGATAGTCCATTTGATGGATTGTATGGATCTACACTATACGTTTGCTGTGGGGAAGTGTATGGTCCATACTTATGATTTTGAGATGCCAATCTGAACCTAAATGTTCTCGATCCAATAGAACCAGCAACAGTTTCTCCAACGTTAAATGTTCCACTTACCATAGTAACTTCTAAAAGTTTAGGAGTTACATATGAAGTTACATCAACATTGTCAAAAAATGTATAAAATCTTGTGTTGGGCTTCATTCTTCTTGCAAGAATTTCAATATTTCTTGATCTCATAAAAGTCAAGACTTCTCTTGATACTACCCTGTCTCCAAGATTTGTTGTATCGAATCTTTGAGAAACACCATATTGAATTCCCTGTCTACTTTGATTTGTAGTTGTTGTTGTAGTTTCATTTGAAAAATTCACAAAACTATCTTGGAATGTTTGTACTGTTGTTTCTGTTCTTGGTGAACCAGTCCACGGAGTTAATGATACATCTTGACTAATTTGAGATGATCCATTTTGTATACTGGCAATTTGTTGCCTTCCCGTTGTTTGAGTACCAGTCCAATTTGTTTCCCAAGATCCCCAATCAACAGGAGATAGGCCAGTATTTGTATCTACTCCTAATTGTTGAATAAAAGAATTATAACTACCTTCTATATCTGCTGTTCTTTGGGATTTTCTTGTTTCGATCCAAGTATCTGATGATGGACTTAATTGTATTGAACCAATCCAATTAATAACATTAAATGGATTTACATTTTCAATTCTTGTGGCAAATTTATTTTTTACATATTCTACTTCTGAATAATTCAAGCATACAATAGATCCCACTCTCTTTATATCAGCAGACCCTAAATCGTTTACAAATCTTAAATCTGCATCTGCATTTGATATAGTGCCTATTCCAATCACAGAATCGGATCCAATTAAAAGATCAATACTTGTAGTATAAGGCTGAGGATTCAATTCTCCTACAGCAGCATCTACACTTGCTCTATAGAGAGGATTTGAAATATCACCGCCATTATATGATTTAAAATTATCAACAAAAAAACCACATTTAAATCTATCAAGTTGTGTTGTTTTGTCTCTAATCGTAAGATTCTGAGTATCACTTTCGAGAAGTGATAATGATGTATAATATTCTACATTTGATAATCTTTGATCTAGACTCGAAATATCTTTCATTCTATATCTCTTATGAGATACTAAATCAATTTTTACACTAGAAGCATTAAAAATGTAAGCTGGCAAATAGACTGTTGCAATTTCTAATGAAGAATCAAGACTATTTGGAATTTTTGGTGTTAATGAAGCAACTCCTTTATTGACTATGAATGCTCCATCTTTATCTAAAAATATTCTATCAATTCTTGGTAAATAATAATCATAAGAAAGATTAATATTTTTATTTTTCGCAAATACATTTGTAGAAGAACTTATTGTAGGATCAAATACTCTTGAAGAAAATTCGAATGGAGAAGTTGTTGTTCCATTGAATTGTGATACTCTTGGTCTACAATCAATTACATCAGAAACTCTTAGACCATCTACAGATTTTAGTCTTCCGTATATATTTTTATCATAAGAGTTTACTGCAACAAAATCTCCGGTATCTGAAGAATTTATTGTAAAATTATTATAAATGATTTTTATTTTTTTAGTAGGAGCAGAAAACTGTGATTTTCTAATAATTTTAGAAAAATCTAAATAATCTGATTTTTGTCCCGGATCAAAAATATAATTATTTTTGATATTTTTATCTCCAGGAAAAGCAAATAATATATTTGCTTGTATATTGGATTCTTGAAAAGTTACAGATTCATTTGCAGAAAATATATTTTCATTTTCATATACAATATCAACTTGATTAGTTCCAACTGAAGATATTAAAGTAGCTACTGCACCACTTATTTGGCCTACAATTAATTCTCCTTTTACCGAATTTAAAATATTTGAAGATAAGTTTGTTAATTGTATAAAAGGCAATGAAGGATCATTTGAGTTTGAAGATTCAATAATTGCAACAATTTCAAATACATCTGGAACGTTTAATGAAATTTCTTTGTCTTGAATTCTTGTTCCATATATATTGCTATATGTTAATGCATCATTTAGTGTAGTTGATCCAATTCCTGATCCTTGTAAAGATGATTTATCGACAATTAAAGAAGAACATCTATTGTAAATTTTATTCTTTGTCTTTAAATTTATTTTCTTAAATGTAACCGTTAGGATTGCATTTCCATTTTGGCTAATATTTTGTAAAGTTATAGTCCTTCCACTTGGAACAAGTTTTTGGTCAGTAAGTGATTCTATCGAACCACCAATAAATGCCAAATTGTAATCTTCTTCGTCAAATGGTTCGAGTGTCAGATTAGAATCAGTTTCTAGTAATTGAGATAATCCATTATTAGAAATTACTACATTATAACTTTTTCTAATAATTAAATCTGATGATGTTAAATCTAAATTAGATATATTTAATTTATTTAATTTTGAATATAAACTAATATTTTTTGTATTATTTGTTACTTCTAATGTTATTTTTTTAAAATCATTTGTTGTTATAGTTGAAGATGGAAGATTTCCACTACAAATTCCAGAAACTGAAGGTAGTGAAACAATTTCAATAACTTTTGAAGTTGTACTGATTTTATTTACTTTATTGTATGTTGGAATACTTTGTCCTTGTTTTGTATATGAAACAATATCTCCTGTATTAATTCCTACATAAAAATTAGAATTAGAAGTTGTTACTGAACTAATTCCTCCCGATGCCCCAGAAATTGTAAACTGTGATCCAGGAGAAGACAACGAAATCGTGTTGGAAAGTAATGGATCAGCAGTAAAGCTTACTCCATTTCCAACTATTTGATGGACATCGAAAAAATTATAATCTAGAACTAATGTGATTGTTCTACTGTCGTCTATTCCGTTAATTTCAATCTGTTCATCTTTAATAAAAGATCCAGAAACTTGATATAATGTTAAAAGATTTGAAGAAGTTACAGTACTGACAAGATAACCACTTGCCCCGCTATTTTTTCCTTTAATATATGCAGGAACTGATTGGCTAATCGTTGCATTTAAAGTTAAATTCGTATATGTTTGGACATCATATAGTGACATTTCATATTGTGTTGATGCATCGTTATATGCAACATTTTTCAATTTTAAATCATATACTCTTGCTACACCTATTTTTAAATCAGAAGAAATACCGGATATTCCAGTTCTTCCTTGGTGTAAATTAACCAAAGAACTTGACCCGAATCCTATAGGAATAGATCCAGAAACATTATTTACAAGAATTTGTCTACCTAAATTAAAAGGTATTGCCTGATTATAATCATTTTGTGTTGATCTTGGTTTTTCTAAATCAATTATTGTATTATTGATTGTTTCAATTTCATAACCTCTTACATATGCTTTTCCTGGACTTACGGAAAGGCACAATAAATTATCAGAAACAGTATTTCCTTGATTTGTTTTTTGATTTTTATAATATATTCCATTATTACCAATTCTATCATTTAAACATTCTTTTGTTGTAATTTCAAATGGTTTTACATAATAATCACCAGATTCGTCATAGGTTCTTCTTGCAAATTCATCTCTAATCAAATTATAACTTGTTGTTTTTACGAACTTTTGTAAAATGCCATTTTCTAGTCTAAGAAGTTCAATAAAATTTTCATCATTAAATTCATCAATTGACTTTTTAATTAATGATGTTGAAATTTTTAATCTATCAGCACCAGGAGCTGCATAGTTAGAAAATCCTTTTGCATTATCAAATAAATCTTTATATTCATTTGATGCAACAACAATTTCTTCATCGATCAATAAACCAACTCTATATGATGGAGAGTTTGTATAGTAGTCTAATATGATTGCTTGTGTATCTACTTTTACGAAAAATCCTCTAATAAAATATATCCCTTCTGCAATTTTTGCGGCAGAACCAGTAGATACAGAATTTGATATAATTGTCGTGGCAAAAGATGTTCCAGTTCTAATTGTAGATAAAGAGTAAGAAATATCCTCAAGTGCTATTAAATTTTCACCATCAACGAAAGTTGCTGTTGAAAAATCTGAATCACTAGAACTTTGGTATTTTATATAAAGAGTATTATTCGTGATGTCGGTATCATTATTTTGTATATAATTTTCGACTTTTGCCTTTACTCCACTAGTTTCTCCTTGAATTAATTTTCCTACAAGACTTTCGAGATATAAAGAAACTGGAAGACCCAAATGAGTTTCATCGATCTGAACACATGTGTATTCTGAATCATAAGCAATTTGACCAGGAATTACCATCGCTCCTTCTTTGAAGAAGTGATTACCAAATTTTTCTATTTGATTCTGCAATATTGACTGTAAAGTTGTCAGTTCTCTTGCTTGTATTGGAGTTCCGGGCTTAAATAAAACTCTTTGATAATTTTTTGAATCGGAAAAATCATCAAAATATGGAGATATATTTAAATTAGTTTTTTGAGGCATTTGACTTTAAAACTCCAATATGATTTTAATATCTTCTTTTTGGCTAGAAGATCTGGGTATTGCTGATCTATTATCTATGTATATGATTTCTCCTGACTTTTTATTGTATTCTGCAGAAGCAATTCCAGAATTAAAAGTCATTCCAAGTTGATATAATCTACTATTAATTGTAGTCGAAACTCCACTAAATCCAGAATCAATTGATAGTACTGGTGTTCCATTCATAGAAGAACCATATATTGTTAGATTTCCTCCAGATGCAGGACTTGAAGTAAAGTTTATAATATTATAACCAACAGATGTTGTTGCTAAACCAACTGGTTGATAATATTTTAGTATTCCAGTAACATTATCCCAAGATGCAACAAATCCAATTGCAGTTGATCCAACTCCGACTGTTTGTGTAATTGTAGAATCTACTGCATAAGTTGTGGCAGTTGTTGCAGATCCAGTAAATTTAAGAGCCTTTAGTCCACTTACTATAGATGTATTTAAAAGTTCTACTTGGCTTCCAGTAATTGTTGGATTTTTTATGATACCTATTCTCGCAAAATCATTACCTGAGATTATATCTGGATTAGATTCTAATGTTTCATATCTAGAATAAATAAGAACTCTATATGCTCCAAGTTCTCTGTAAATATCATATCCATGTCCACCTTTTGGTGGAATAATTACATCAAAAGAAGCAAGAGATGAAGTTCCTACACCAACATTTGACAATGAAGTAGTAATTCCAGGAGCACCTGGTTCGAATTTAATAGTACCATAAGTATAATTACTTCCACCATCAGTGATATAAACTTCTGATACTTTTCCAAAAGAATCTGTTGTTAC